ATTTGATGCTGTTTCAAATGCTCACCTAGATGGTGCCATAGTTCTTTATCATATGTAAAAATGCGTGGAGATGGTTTTGTTACTAACACAAATTTGGGTAAGTTTAGCAATTTCCATTTAGCATCAAACTTGTCACAATCAAGATCTTCGTTTTTAACTAAAAACTCATTATACTCACTGGTGTTTATTGACCAATATTTGTTTCTGTCACAATAAACAGATTCATATTCAGAATGTAAATCAGTAACAATGTTATTTTTATTGTCGCGAACATACATAAACTTTGCGCCAGTCACTTTTGGATTTTTTGTCCAATCTGCTCCAAGTAAAAACATTTCATAGTGTGGCCACACAAAGCAATAAAATCCACGTGTTGCTGGTGGAGAATGAAAGGTTTCCGGAATACACTTGTAACCACGTTGATTTACAGAACTTAATCCACCAAATCGTGCAAATTTAAGCTTGCTTGTTTTGCTTATGTCGTATTTTGCCATACACAAGCAGAGTTACACAAATATTATAAAATGTCAAGCAAATCGCTTTAATCTTTTATTTTTACACCAAAATCTTTTTCAAATTGTTTTGGTGCTGCTTTATAACTATCCGCCGTTTCATCTTTTGCATCTTGTGTATATTGCCAGTTGAAACTTAATACGTCAGGTACTTTAAATCCAAAAAATTTCAATACTTGCTTTTGAATATCAACAACCGAAGAGCCATTCCAGTTTTGTCCAATCAAAACTAGTCCTGCTTCTTTATCTGCTATGATATTATCTTCTTTAAGAGTACTATGACGGTTTTCCAACCAAGTAAGACGCTCGATTAATTTTTGATAAATGCCATTAGTTTGTCCCCAACGAGTACTAACAAAAAATACAATTGCATCTGCTTCAAACAAAGGTTTGGTTATTTCCCACAACTCATCATCTTTGTTATTAAAACTGCACCAACATCTATGATTTCCAGTTGGATTTTTCTTATCATCTTTTAATTTAGAAGCCTTTACGCCACAGTTATTTCCTTCGTGCTTACTTACATTACCTTCGCAATCATATATTTTTAATTTACTGGCGTCTATTACTGTAGTATTGCCCAATTGTTCTGAGATATATTCAGCTAAAATTGTGCTTTTTGCTGTTTGTTTATCTCCAACCCAACGGTTGCTAGTTGTAACAAATAACACTTTATTTTTATTCTTTAAATGGTTTATTAATTTATCAACCTCGGAAACCATGTTCTCTGATTCATTTAAATTAAAATGTTCAAACAATAGTTTTTTATGTTTTAAAAGTGTATCTTCAAATGTATTCATTTTATCAGAATCTCCAAGTAAATTTTATCTTGTTATGTTCGCGTGGATCTTCAATGAAGTAAACTTTGGATCTGCCGCTCATGAAACTACCAGATTGTCCTTTGAGAAATTTCATTTGAGCGGGCGATGGAGTTACATACATTGTCATTGTATTTCCATTTCTATCTGGATGTTGAAATGAGTTTACCGCGTTTATAAAAACAGTATATGCAATATTACTAGCACCTTCGTCTAATGTATTTTCTTTCACGCTCATCTTCTTATCATATATAGTTGATATACTATCTTTAATTTTATCAAGATAGCCATATGCACGTAATATCTTAAATACTATATTTTCTTCACTAAGTTCGCCGCCTTTATCTAAACCAGATTGACGATATTTATAAAGTTTCTCAAGTAGTTTCTTTAACGCAGCTTCGTCGTGCTTTTTAACAAGCGCACTTATTTTGTTTTTATACTCATTATACTTCTTTTTTATAAGCTCTTTATTAAACTTTGGGCTTTCTTTGACCGGTTCTTTTAGCCATTTGTCATTTAACACACTATACTCGCTTGCTGATGTGGGTATATGTGCTTTGTCTTGAACATATATTTCAACATCATGACCTTTCATAGTAATGTTGTGTTTATTGTTCCAACCTACTTTAATCGCATCAAAAAGGGTTTGAGCATCTTCTGCTGACATATCTAACTTTTTATAATCTGTAACAACATGCAAGTCTATATCTGAATAGTTTGTCCAATTATAATTAGTAGCACTGCCAATGATAACAATGTCATCTACCTCTATAGATATGTTGTTGCTTTCTTTAAGTTCTTTTACAAAATCTTGCGCAACTTTTAATAATCCATTTCGCACTTCATTGTTTAGCTTTGCTCCATCTTCATTTACAACCCAAAGTTTTGGGCAAAGTGTATTATGATATAATGGATAACTTTTCATATTTATTCTGGCAAGAATTTCTTTAGTTGAGATATAGAACTAGCTGCACCTGTATGCAATATAGCAACGCGATGTAATGCAGTATTATCCCAAGCATCAATATTTTTTTGCATATCATCAACAAGCACATGAGTAACACGACCTGGTATATCTAAGATATATTCTGGTTTTCTTGGACCAGAGCGAGCAATAATCACTTTTACATTTGGATCAATATGCTTACGAATCCAAGCAGTCTTTTGTTCTGTGATAGTAGTGCCTTGACCAGCACTCAAAATAACAGGAGCTGGATTTTTGAAATTGTCTCTGATAAAATCCCAAAGAATTCTAGCATCTGGATTTGGTTCAAGATTAATCCAAAAGTTTGGAACAGCGTTAATAAGTTGCCAGAACCTCTTTTGACCAGCTTTCTTGTCACCTTTAAATTCTGGAAGATCATAAATTTCTTCTGGTAATAGACCACCGGAAATTTCTTTGAATCCTTTATCCATATTTACGAGGACTCCATCCATGTCCACGTAGCACTGTATTTTTAATGGGTTCTTTTCTTCAATCTCTTTTAATAAGTTCTTTAGTAAAATTTGCATATAATTATAAATATATCACAGTTTGGGATTAGTCCATATATATTTCAAGTTCCCGCAATCCCAAATGCGATCAAATCCATTGTTTTTCATATTTTCCCATTCTGTGATAGATGCGTCAAATATAGGCAGTTTCTTGTGCAATACGCCTTTTTGAAACCCAAATCTATGAACTAATTTATATGGATCGGACATGTTAAAATACCAATAATTTGGAGAAGTTATACCCACAAATGAAAATCCAATTTTTTCATAAAAAGCCCGCATTCCTGAGTATCTTATATCCGCGAACGTTGTTATTTTTTTTGGTTTATAGTTTTCTATAAAATAAGTTAGTAATTTTCCACCAATACCAATAACAGGTGTTTCACCTACCGCAAAACGATACATTTCATATTCATCTTGCTTTGAGTGTTTTGTACCTAATGCAACTCTACCTTTTCCAAAAGTCATAACTGCAACAAGTGTGTTTTCAAAAAAAGCACCCAATTTTACTGTTGAGCGATCTGTTCCTTGGATATGATATGTTTGTAAGAACTTCGAGCAAACATCAGATTCTATTTCTAAAATTTTACATTTTCTAGCAAAAATAGATTTATTGATTGTACTGTGTGATTCGCTAATTATTTTATTAGATCCGATAAGATTAAGTATTTTACGTTTTACGATATTTTTTGATACTGCCCATTCATTTTCAAATATATGAATTAGTTTTACACCTTTATCTGCGGCCATTTTTGTTTTGTGTATATGATACTTTTTTTCTTTTTCACCAAAAAATTCACTATGCCACACAATTCCGTCAAATTCAATAGCTACACTCTTGCTTGGAATATAAAAGTCTAATTCAAGCGGTGATATAAGCTGGCGGTCATTTTGTTTAATCTCACAGTCGATTGGAAGATGTTCTTTTAAAAATTCTAATATTTCCAACTCCGGACGAGATCTTACTGACGGATAGCATCGCTGGCATTTTGGAACTTTACCATCTTCAAGCACCGCATCAAAACAAACATCACACGACGTGCATTTAAATTTATAAAATAACTGCTCATCATTTATTCCCCGTGTACCCTTATATTCTTCACGTGTAAATAATGGAACTGCTTGACCATCCAATCTGCTACCAGATACAATTGAATAATAAAATTTGTCAATATTGGTGGATGAAATTTGAGCAGCAACATTTTTATTTTGAGACACATGTTCTACTCCATACTTTTCGCGTATAGTTTGTTTTGCTGCCGCTGATTGATATCCCAATGTTCCATTTTGCAATCTTTCCATTATGCTTTTGATTGCAAAATCGCTTGTCATCTGTTCACCAAAGTGAGCAAATTTAGTGTCATTTGATTTTTTAACAAACTCTTCTAGCTTTGAAATATTTTCCACTCCATATTTTTCTAACAATGTAGATTTAAGTTTTTCTAGATTGTTATAATTTTTATTACCATACTTTTCTAGTTTTGTTTGAGAAGCTTTTTCTGGATTAACAAAATTTTCATCTCCATACTTTGCTTTTTTTGTTGCTTTTAATTTTAACGCAAAACCTGGAATTTGACTTGAATGAGATACGCCATATTTTTCTTTTATAGTTTTCTTTAAACTAGATTGTACTTTAGATTTAAATTCTGGAAGGTTTGTATACTCATTCTGACATGCGGTCGAACATGTAACTCTGTTGTGTCGTTTATCCGTTTCAAACAACTCGCGACAAATAGGACAAGATTTAATAATGGGCGCTATAATTTTTTTTGAGTTCAAACATTTATATGAACATGTTTTTCTGTATCCTTTATAATAACTATTAAATATTGTTGGGCCGTTGCATACTTCACATATACCTGTACCCGTTCCATTTATGTGCTGATACATTTTTTCACCAAATGTGCTGCCTTGGTATATAGAATTTATTTCATTATATACATTTGGGTATAGTCGTTTTAATTGAACACCAAAATTCTCTCTGTTATTTTCTATAAAATGTAACAATTCTTCTTTATTCATATGGATAAATATAAGAGAACCCCACAAAAACGCAAGACGTTTTTTCTTATGGGTACAAAAAAAGAACCCACCAATTTCTCGGTGGGTTCTGTAGAGGAGGATTTTATCTATTACGCGGTTGGGAACGAAGCACCCGTTGGCATGACGTTAAAATCGAGTACGATGAATTCCGCCGTGCGAGTTGGTTGAATATAGATTTGACCGTACAAGATGCCACGATCAACTAGATCCGGAGTATTGTTGGTTTCATCCATAACAACTTTGAACGAGTAGATACCGCTGCGTTGTTGTACGCTCTCCAAGTATGGATTAACGATGTTCAAGAAACGTTGGCGAGTTGTTGACACATTCTGCTCAAACACTAGGAATCTTGAAGAAGAAGCAATGAACTTCTTTAGAGCAATCAGCAAGCGACGAACGTTAATACGATCCAATGCGGAAGGATTACGTTGTAGTGTCTTTTGACCCCATGCTACTACACCTTGACCTGGGAAAGCAGCGATTGGGTTGATATGGTTTTCATATAGACTATCACGTTCGGTGTGTGTTAAGCGGTCGGCGACTTGTACTGCGGTTGGAATGCCACCACGGTTTAGACCGGCTGGAGCAAACCATTCTGCGGATACTTTGTCGTTAGCAGCAAACACACTCATCATCACAACGGATGGTGGAACTGGCATAATCTTGTTGCTGTTTGTTTCTTGAATCTTGACCCATGGGTCATAGGTAGCAGCATAGTTTGTGTCAAACTGAGCAGCTAGATCAATTACGGTTTGGATA